AGGTGGTCATGTCAGAAGTGTCGGTCCACCGTTGGCCCTCGTAGGGAGCGGGCGGTGGAGTGGGGGAAAAAACGGTGGGGAGGTCGGCGACGGGGGTGTAGTTGGTGCCGGTCCAGAGGTAGGAGACGCCGGTGGTGGTGGCGGTGTAGAGGCGGCGGGGCGCGCCGGTGGCGGGGAAGTCGGCCAAGGAGGGGAAGTCCACGATGTAGTCCACCTGGGCGGGCAGGGTGAGGTTGATCTGGGAGAGATCAAGCGTGGCGCTCAAGTTGGTGTCGCGGATGGTGGTCATGGCTGGGAGGCGGCTTCGAGGGCGGCGACGCGGGCTTCGAGGGCGGCGAGGGCGGAGGTGGAGGCGAAGACGCCGGGAGTGATTTCTAAAGCCCCGCCGCCATTTATTCGAAGCGGCTGGGCGATGGGGATTTCAGAGACCGGGTGAGTGTGCGGCGGGGCGGATTCGAGGGACCAGTTGGTGGAGTCGCGGTAGAAGGAGGCGCGCTGGCCGGTTGCGGTAAGGGTGGAAAGGGTTTGCCAGCCACCGTTAACGAATCGCTGGATGTGGAGGAGGCCGTCGCCAGTGCCTGCGTTGCGGACGACGACGATGCGGTCTCCGGCGGTGGCGGTTTGGGGGAGTTGGAGTTGGAAGTCGACGGGTTGGATTTTTGTGAGGAAAATGGCGCTGTTGGCGGTGAGGGGGATGATGCTGGTGTTGGAGGGCGTGGGTTGGCCTACAAAGGTGAGGAGGGGTTGTTTTCCGGCGATGGCGGCGGTGAGTGCGGCGTCGGCACTGGCGCGGGCGGAGGATTCGACGGCGAGGGCGGCGGTGGTGGCGGCTCCGAGTTGCTCGGCGGTGAGGGTGGAGGCGCTGGGGAGGAGGATGGGGCGGGTGATGACGAGCTTGTCGCCGAGGGGGAGCGGGTCGGAGAGGACGACGCGGTTGGTGGCGGTGTTGAGCGTGTAGTCGGAGCCGGGTTCTTGGGTGACGCCGTTGATGGTGACGCTCAACGCGCTGGGTGAGTCGCTGGCGGTGAGTGTGCCGGGGGGCGCGAAGGCGGAGGTGAGGCCGTCGCCGATGTGGGTGATGGATTGGTAGGAGATCGGGGGGAGTTGACTGGCGGGGACTTTGCCGTCGATGAGAGAGGCCGCGCCGATGGCTTCGCGGAAACGAGGCTTCCAGGCGGGAGCGACATCGACATATTCGTCGCCTATTCGCAGGGCCGTTTGGTCGTTGGCCGGGTCATGCAAGGTAATCGCACGGGCTGCGGCCCCTGGATAAACATTGCCGAGTGGGTCTGATTGGAGGGTGGCGAGGGAGGATTCGAGGGTGGCGAGGTCTTGCGAGGAGGCTGCGCCGATGGCGGCGAGGACATTTACCGCGTTTTCTTGCAGCGCCTGCTCGATGTCGTTGTAGCCGTGAGTGTGCTGGCTGCTAGCCGCGCCGATGGCGGTGCGTAAAGCTGATGGTTCCTTTACTTCCCAAGGCTCGTCTTGTCTTAAGTCAAAACGGAGTGCGACAAACTGCGGCTCTTCCTTATCGCGAAGCTCCACGGCGGCTGGAGCGATATTCGGCTGCTCGCCAAAATCCGCGTGGTTGTAATTGGAAACTTTTCCGCTGTCGGCAGCCTCACGGGCGGCAGATTCAGCGGTAAGAGCAGCGGAAGAGGCCGCGCCGATGGCGGCGGGGGTGAGGACGACTTCCTCGAAAGTGCCGTCCGCTAACAGCTGGGGTGCCAGTATGTCGCCGGGGTTTGCCATTTTACCAGGTCATGGAGAGGGGTGTGCGTGCCCAACGGAGGAGTGGTGGGAAGCCAGCGGGCAGGTCGGGTGGGCTGTAGGAGACGAGCAAGTAGAGGAATGAACCGTCGTAGGCCATGGAGCCAGCGGCGGCGGCGTTCGGGACCGTGCCGGGTGTGGCGGGAGCGGGGAACCATTGGACGCGGCGGGCGTCGGTGAGGCGGGTGTCGTTATTCAGAACGATCTGGTGGATGCTTTGGCCTTGGCCGACATTTTGAGAAGCGGCGTTGGCGCTGCGCTCAAAGTAGCTGGAGCCGCCGGTTTGGACCTGGTCGCGGGTGACATAGTTTCCGGTGGGCTGCTTGGAATCCAGAGCGTCGGAGAGGCCGGTGACTTGAGAGATGGGGTGGGTGTGAGAGGTGGGGGCTTTGCCGTCGATCTGGTTCTGGAGACTGCCGATGCTGGCGGCGGCTTCGGCGATGGAATCGAGGGCGGCGGGGTCGAGATTGGAGGCGAGGAAATCGATGCGTTGGCCGAGCGCGGCGTCGGCGGCGGCTCGGGTGGAGGCTTCGGCGGCCAGTCCTCCCGCAAGGCTGGAGTCTGCGGCGGCGCGGGTCTGCGACTCGGTGGACAATGCCGAAATCAGATCGTTCAGCCCTCCGGAGAGGCTGGCGTCTCCTGCTGCGCGGGCGGCGGCCTCGGAGGAAAGATCAGTTTCCAGTTGTCCGGTTTTTCCGGTTAGCTCGGTGATGTCGGAGCCGATTTCAGAAAGTTCGTCGGCGACGGCAGATTTGGCGCGGGCTTCGGTGAAGTAGAGGTTTGTGGTGCCTTCGGAGAGGTCGTCGGTGTCGTCGAGCGGGTTGGCGAGCGCGGAGATGGCCTGGGAGACCCGCAGCGGGGACATCCACTTGGTGTTGTTCGTGCCTGCTTCAGCTTCGGCCTGGGTGGCGAGGGATTTCTCGGCGACGGTGACGCCGGGTTGGTCCACGCTGTTGTAACGACGCGAGATTTGGGCGTTTACGCTGACGGAGACTTCGGTGGTGGCCGAGGGGGCGACGACGAGGACTTCGAACGCGGCGGCGCGTTTGTTGGCTGCCGGGAGGAAGTCGTCCATCTCCTGGATGTGGGTGTCCAGGACGCCGGAGACGGTGGAAGAGGAGTTGACCGGAACGGTCAACAGGGCCAGCGGGGCGGAGAGCGGGCTACTGGCGGGCTTCAGGGTGACATAGACATTCCCTGAAAAGACAAAAGGCTGGTTGCCTTTCGAGACCGAAATCGAAAGCGGATACTTGTCGGGATACGCGAACTGGAGCGAGGAAACCTGCGCTCCGGTGGCGGCATCGACGAGCCGGTTTCTGTCGATTTCGAAGACGAGATTCATCAGAAAATCGTCAGGACTTCATTCCCCCTTTGGATGCGCCTTTTTCGATGGCGACCAGAAAGCCGTCGCCCATGGCGTCGTCTTCCATCTCAACCGCCTCCTCTTCCATCTCTTCGGGCTCGGAAACGATAGGAACGCCGTCGATGGCGGTGAGGGATAGCATTCCATCTTCCCCCATGGTGACCGAGGCCATCACTTCGAAGGGTTTGGTGGGATCGGCGTCTTCCGGAGCGGTGAACCCGTCCGGTGCGGGGAACTTGATTTCTTTTGACATGATAAAATTGGGTTGCCCGGCTTGACCGGCCCCGCTTTCACGGAGCCGGTCGTTCATGCCAGGGTTGCTCGATTAGGAGCAGGCGAGGAGACCGAGGTCGGAGTTGCAGCGGAGCGTGCGGATCACATAGCCCCACTCAGGGAACACCGGCTTGGAGCCCGAGCTGAGGACAGCGCGGAAGTAGCCGATAGTGCCATCGGGGTTGGTGACGGCGTCCGGGATGTTGAGCCACTTGAAGTCGCCCATGTAGCTGACCGGATCGAACTTGGTGTTGCCACCAGGCGAGGTGATCGGGGCAGGAATGAGGCACTCCATGACATCGGTGTGGAACACGAAGGTGTCCTCGTAGAGGGCAGCCTCGTAGGCGGGATTGATGTCCCACTTGTTGCCTTTGCTCGTGGCGACAGGGCTGTAGGGGAGCACGCGGACCCACGCGCCATTGGTGAAGTTCCAACGCGGAGCGAAGTCGTCGATGAGGTGGTAGAAGCCCTTGTAAGCGCGCTCGACACCGAGAGGAGCGAGGAGTTCGCTGACTTTGGAGCTGTAGCGGTAATCCTCGCGGACTTTGGTGTTGTCGAGGATGACGCTGTTGCTCTGCTCAGAGCTGGTGATGATGGCGAACTGCGGACGGCCATTTTCGCGGCCGAACGGGTTGTTGCCCGCACCGTCGCGGATGAGCTTCATGTAGATACGGTCAAGAATGCCTTGGGTAAGGCGGCTGGTCGGAACCGTAAGCGGGAAAGCCGCTTTGTCTTCGGGCATCGCGGCGGTGGCGATGACCTTGTGCTCGGCGAGGCGGGAGAACTCGTCGCGGTTGCGGTCGATCCAGGCGTAGCTGGTGTTCTCCTGCAGGATGCGGAAGATGTTCGAGAGCTGCTCTTTGCGCTTCATGGTGAAGCGAAGGTCGTCGACGCAGATCTTCGGGCTCTCAATCGCCGTGCGCTGGAGATTGTAGGAGCGGAGGGTCTGGGCGAAGTTCACGACTTGGGCCGAAGGAACGCAGTTTGCGTCCGTGAAGTTGACCGTGTTCCAGGAAAGCGTGTTCGCAGGGAGCGAACGCTGATAGGTCATCACCTGGATTTCGGTGCCCATTTCGTCGGGCCAGGAGGCTTTTTTGCAGAGTTTCAGCCAGGGGCTGGTGTTGAGGGACTTGTGGTAGATGTCGGGACCGATGCGGCCCGACTCGGATACCAACAGGTTGTTAATGTCGAGTGCCATTGTAAGTTTTCCTTGGTTAAGTTTTAGGTTGGGCGACAACGGGTATGTCTTTCGGGTATTACACCCGGAGTAAAACAAAGCGTTGTCGTTGTGGTCCCCTTCCCGAGCCAAGGAAGGGCTCCCTTGTGGGAGCTTTTAGCTCTAAAGTCAGTGTCGGATTTTTAGGCGGTTTCCGGTCCGCAACGGAACTGTGGAGTAAGGACGAATTTTTGTCAATACTTTTTTCCGTTGCGGACACGATTTTTTTTTCTTAGGAAGCCGCAAGGCGTTTTTCCAAAGCGTCGAGGAAGCTCAACGAAGTGTCGATTTCCTGAGGCTTGGTCTCGGTGCCGGTGCCTGCGCCGGGAGTGGCGGATTGGTATTTCTGAAGGGCGGCCTTTAGTTCTGAAACCTCGGAGGCAAGTGCCTTGTTAGCCTTGACGACTTCGGGAATGACCGCGCCTGCATAGGCGGCGAAGGCTTTGTGGTCGTTCGAGAGCTTGTCGAAGTCGAGCTTGGCGACTTGGGCGACGACTTCGGACTCGAACTTACCACGATCGGCCTCGGATTCCGGAAGCGGGACTTTTGTCTTGAAGGAGTCCCACACGGACTTGGCGGAGGTCTGCCACGCTTTGCGGGATTCCTCGACCTTGCGAGCTTCCTCGGCTTGCTTGGCTTTTTCGCGGACGGCGAGGGCTTCAGAGGCGCGGGAGCGGAGTTTGTCCCGCTGCTCGATCACGGCGGCGTAGTCGTCGCCGAGGTTGTAGAGCGTGATGCGGTCGCGCTCGGAGAAGTTGGAGGCCAGCTCCAGAATCAGCTTCTCTTGAGTCTTGCGATTAGGCTCTTCGAGGATGTTGAGAAGGGATTTCTCGGAGACTTCGTATTCCTTAGCCAAGTCCTCGACAACGCCGATGATGGCGGCCATGGGAGCAACGACAGATTCCTTGTATTCGTCGGTGGCTTCGAATCGGGAAACCGCGATTTCCTTTTCATACTCGGCGAGCTTGGCTTCCTTCTCAGCGATCGCGGCCTGGAGCTTCTCGGCTTCGACGAGGTCGGGCTTCGGAGCGTTCTCGACCTCGGAGAGCTTCGCTTCCAGCTCGGCCACGCGGGCGCGGGCGGCTTTGGCCTCGGCTTTGATCTCCTTGAACTTCGCCCCGGCGCTGGCGGTCATGTTTTTGACGGCGTCATCGTCGCCGGAATCGTCCGAGCTTTCGTCCGATTTTTTCTCGGACTCGGCCGGTTTTTCATCGGAGGGCTTGGCCTCTTCCGTCTTGGATTCCGTCGTCCCCGACTCGTCGGCCGCGAAGGCGTTGTCTAGGGCGGTGAACCATGACGGCTCAAAATCACCGGAGGTCGAGGCGCTGGTTGACGCGTCGTTCTGCGGCGTGTTGGTTGCTGCTTCTGTGGTGGACTCCGCTCCCGAAGGTGCGGGTTCTGCTGCTGGTGTGTTGTCTGGCATAAACTAGCTGTCGGTGGCGGGCTTCACCCAAGGGCGGGGCATATCCTTCTGAGCGGCAGGCTCGCGGGTGAGGAGTTTGAGGTTGCGGAAAAAACGGAAATAGCCTTCGCGGGCCGATCCGCTGAGCGCCGCTTGTTGAAGCAAATCGGCGGCCCCAACGAAATGGTGAGGCACATCGGTCTCCATCGAGAGGCAGACTTCGAGGGCTTGCTTGAGTGGCTCCTGCTCCAAAAGCTCGGAGAGTTTCATTCGGAGGGACTCTCGGCGGTCCCATTCGGCCTTTGTCATCATGTGCTTTAGATATTACACCCGTGCCGCGAGTTTGTCGGCGGTCTCCGCGTCGCGGAGGGCCCGTTTCTGTAAAGATTCCTCTACCCGAAGTTGGTTCTTCAAGTCGGCGACCTCCCGCATGTGCTGGAGCTTGAGTTGATTTTCCGCGATGCGCTGCTGGATGCGCATGTCGGAATCCGCGCTGCCCTCCATCTGCGGTTGCTGGGGGTTGGACTCGGACTCGCGCCGCAGTTTTTCAACATGCTTGGCCCCGTTGGTGACGATCTCGCTGAGCTGCGAGAGGATCTTGCGGTTTCCGGCGGCCTCTTCTTTGACAGTCGGGTCCGAAGACATCGCGTCCACATGCTGGGTGGCGTGCTCCAGCAGAGCGACGAGACCTGGGAGAATTTGAACCATGTCGGCCGAAGACTCCTGAACTCCGGCGACTCCTTCGGACAAAGCCTGGATGTGGGCACGCGAGTGAACCGTGTGGTTGTCGTTCGGGTAGACGGGAAGCTGCGCTCCGTTGAGGAGCGTGTTGTTTTCGAGATTGGCGAACTTCTCGTCCATAAGCGGACGATTTTCCGCCGTGGGCTTCTGGACATACCGATCGGCATTCGCGTAACCGATCCGTGCCGCCACACGGTCGCGCAGCAAATTCTGGCGTCCGAACTCGTCGAAGGATGGCGCGAGCTGGGTGAACTCGTCGAAGGTCAACTGGCGCATCTGCTCGCTGCCCGCACCGATCGCTCGAACCGCAGTCACTCGGGCGATGTCCACCGCGTAGATCGCTTCGATCGGAACGCCGCGCTCGACGCAGCGCTTCTTAAACTCGCGGACCGCGTCGCCACCGGGCTCGGCAGGGTAGTAGTCGCGGCGACAAACGCGCCGGACGACTTCGCGGAACAAGCGTTCCAGAGGATCGTAAAAAAGAGAAAGGGCCGAAGTGGAAAGTCGCGCCCGGTCGCTCTGCTGGGCTTGGATTTCGTATTTCGTTTTCTCGCGGGACTCCACTTCGGCGGCGGAAGCCTGATAGCCACTGGTGCGCGAATTGATGAGCCGGGCCATGTCCTGCAACACGGGCATCACGCTCGTGGACATGTTCGGAATCGCCCGTTCCTGAATCTCCACGCCGGGAGTCAAAATGGAATACGGGCCGAAGTAGGAAAGCTGTAGGTTCTGCAGGGCTTCTTCGTTGCTGGGCTGGAGAATCACGCTACTGCTGAGAAGCGCGCCATCGACCATCTGGCAGCGCAGCCGGTTGCTCGTCTGGATCTCCGTAAAGATTTTCGCTCCGAGCCCGCGAATACTGTGGTATTGGCCGTTCACACCAACCCCGTAGGTGAAGATCGTGAACGCCTGCTCCATGCGGGAGAATTTTCCCACTTTGCGATAGAGGAAACCTTCGTTGCCGGAATTCTCGTCGCGGAGAACGATCGAGTGGGTGACGCGGCCGTCGAACTCGACATTCCAAAGATGCACGATCTTGATCTCCGAGGCCGTCGCGACGCCCATGTAGAGATCGTTGTTTTTCATCTCGCGGACGATTCCCTCCCAATCCGTGGCGTGGCCGTTAACAGTGGCGGAGTTCGACACCGCCTCTTGAATCGCCTTCTTGGCGACCTTCACATCCCACCCCAGCTCGGCAGCTTTTTCCTCGTCCTCGATGTAGCGGAAAAGCTGCTGCGCCTGCATGGATCGGGCACAGCAGGCGACTTCGATCTCGCTTTCGCTGGCGAGAGTTTTGCGCGGGATCAGGAAATCGCTCCATCCGCCGACACGCCAGCGCCAGTCGAGATCGCTCTCGAAGTAAGTGAGCCCGACTCCGTGCGCGACGAAGTGCGTGGCGAGACGAAGCCAATTCGGAGTGTAAGCGTTCCAGCCTCGAAGCATCCGGGTCAGTTCTTCGCTGACGATCTGCTCGTGCTCGATGCGCTCCTGCGGGTCGCCAAATTTCGTCTTGAAATTGACTAGCGTCTCCACGCTCGAAAGCAAATCGACATACCCGGCCAAAGCCGCTTCCAACAAAGCGTCGGCCTCGCCGAAGTTCACATTCGCGCGCGCCGCCTGCCCAGTGGCGCGAAGCTCCGCGTCGTCATAGGGAGGCGCTCCGGCGAACATCTCGTCGATCGCGGCGCGGTTGCGCGCGCTCTCTTCATCAGCCTTGAGGAGCTTGTGGTAAATTTCGCGGGCGGACTTCGCATCCTTGATCCTGGTGCGCGGAGGAGTGCCCTTTTCATCGAGGGTCTCCAGCAAGAGATCGTTGGTGGAAGTCGAATACATGGGCTAGGCGGCTTTCGATCTCTTCCTGCGGGGCAGCAGGGCGTCGGTGTCGATCCGTATCTCTTGGGTGTCCTCCGACTCGGGAGTTTTGTCAGAAAAAGGTATACATTTTTCTTTCAAAATCACCCTCGCCAAAGAGCCGTCGTCGCACCCGTGGAACAGCGCGGCGTCAGGACGAATCTCGGCGTCGAAGCGAATGCCGCACGGAAAATTGTTGTGGTCCTCTCCTTGATACGCGCCCCCAGAGTTGCGCGAGTAGTTCTGGGTGCGAAACCCGCTTTGAAACAATGGAGACACATGGGCTTTAGGGACGAACTCCCACTGGCAGACGACATCGAAAGCGGAGTTCATCCTCGGCACAAAGGAAACCAAAGTAGAGTGATCCCCAATGTTCGGGGGGTAAACCGCAACTCCCACCAAATGCTTCCCCAAATCAACACGCTCCTTTTTTGAGTTGAGCGCGTAGGTGACCTCCAGAGACCCTAAAAATGGCATTTTCGCCATATTATACTCGGTCTCGATTTCATCGAGCCAACCCTTGCGGAGCGGCGTGGAATCAAGCTCCAGCCAAAGCCAGGGAAGTGTATTCCCGCGCTCGAACTGAAGGTGGTGGCAGGTCGTGCCCCAGTAAAAATTCGGACCCTGCGGCCAACCGATCGGCCCGTCCTGCGAGAAAACATGCAGCTCGCACTTGTCGAACAGACCCTCCAGCGATTTCCACAGCTTCTCGCCGTGGGGCTGGTCGGAGGGCCGCACAACGACAAGTGCCTCGTGGCCGCTATACGGCCCGAAATGCCGCAACACCGCAGAAAAGTCCGGGGTTAACGCAGCGTCTGCGCTGGAAACAGGAATAACGACAAGCATGTGGGTATGTTAATCGGATATTATTGTATAATGACAAAAGTCTGTCAATACGAATTTTCAGGCCCGAGTGAGAATTCTCGGGGCGGCGGCGTAGTTGAGCCGCTTCAAGAACTGCCCCATCGGGACAAAGTTCCCGCCGTGGGAACCTCGCTCGATTCTTCGGTCCGCGCCGAATCCGAAACGCTCCCGGCACAGGGCGACGAGCATCAGGGCGGCGTCCGCCTCGTCGGGCGACTTGCCAATCCGCATCTTCATGTCGGGCTTCGGTTCCGCCATCAGCCGCATCTGCGCGCCCTTCTTTGTCGTGTAGGTCCGGGCGCACAACTCGCGGGCCAGCGTCGGCGTCACGCCCTTGATCTGACCGGTTCGCATGAGCTCCTTCGCCCCGAACCAAATCTCGGTAACGCGATTCGCGTATCGTTCACTTGCCGGAGTGGGGTCGGAAACGCTCGCCGGAAGGTCACTCGCCTGCCCGCCGAAATTAATCCGGGCGACCCGTGGCGACCACTCGCGGGCGACAATATCCCCAAATGGCTTCCCGGCTCCGCTCGCGTCGAAGCAGGCGTTCTCCGGCATCACGCCGTAATCCACGCAGCGGTCACGGAACTGCTGCACGATCTGGAACGAGCGCGGAGTCGCAGTGTTCGTCACATCCTCTCGCAAAAACTCCACCCGGTCGAAGAGTAGTGTTTTGATTCCTTCCCCGCTGTCCCCGAACATCCCGAAATAAAGCGCCGTGCGGTCTCCACCATTGGTGAACGCTGGGTCCAGCGCGGCGATTTTGATCGGCGGCCGCAGCCACACGACGGGTTGGTCGGCCTTGAACTTGATGATGTCCGCCTCGCTGTAGATGCCGTCGGCCGCCCCGGTCGGGCTCCAATACCCACGGATCATCCGCCAATACGCGTTGGAGTTTTCGCCGAGGGCCTCCCGCTGCTGCTCCAGAAAATCCGCAGTAATCAGCCAGGGGTAGATAGTCTTCCCGGCGGAAATGTTCGGGCTCTTTTCGCCATCGAGTCGAAGGCACTTCCCGCGCTCCGTCTCCCATTCCTCGCTTTCCGAGTTGATCGACGCCCAGCCCGCCTTCGGCTTCGCGAACACACCGAACGCATCGTAATAGCTGGCCGGGTTGCCGAGCCCCACCATCTGGAACCACGGGTTCATCGCAAGGTTCGAATACGCCGCGCCCACCACCGACTCGCCAAGCTCCGGCAACTCGTCCGCGATGAGCAGCACTCTGGGAGCCTTGAAGCCGATCAGCTTTCCGTAAGCCTCCTTGTCCTTACTCTTCTCGGCAGCGATCAGCGAAATTCCACAACGATCCGAACCGGTCGATTCTTTCGTCCCCATGTCGTATCGGATGAGACCCACCGAATCCACGAGCTTGCCCGGAGCGCGTCCGGGGATCGCCTGCCAGTAGTCGCGGATCGCGCCCCAGATGCGCTTGCGTGAATCTTTCAACGAAGTCGAAGTCACAAGCACCATCGTTTTGCTCGGCAGGCAAAGAAAATTGATGATCGCCCACACCGCGCCAAAATCCGACTTGCCCGTGCTCGCCGCGCCCGCGATCGCCAAGAAACTTTTCGGCTCCGCCATCGCCTCGCAAGCGGCCTCCAACATTTTTTCCGCCCATGGATGCCAGACAAATTTTTTCCGTTTGTTCGTCGGCCCCCACAGCATGTCGGAGATCGCCTTGAAGTGCCCGGCCCGCCCCAGCCCGCCCGGAACCTCGGTCGGCCCCAGGCGAAAAGACTTCAGGTGGCGGACCAGTTGATTGTCCGTCTTCGGCCACCACACGCCCCACTGCTCCTCAAGGTTCGGCGCAGGCGGGTTGCGGGTTTTGCACCCGTGGTCACTCATTTTTCATCGTAAAGGTATAATATCCAAGTGACAAAAACATCTTGTCATTATGCAGTCATGTCAAAAATTTGAGGGGCGAAATCCAAAACGCCAAAAAGCCCGCAGAGCCAGTATTCAAGCGGTTCCCCGAGGGGGAAATTTGGGCACAAAAAAACGGAGCCTACGGGGCTCGAATCCGAAGTTTTAGGTGTATTATTTAGTAAATACACCCAGATTATATTACTTAATTTCAATGTTTAACAATGTTTTTAGGGTGTATTACCAGATGTTTCTGCGCTATTATTTTTACCGTTTTTTGCCACTTTTTGGCCTTTTTCTTGTCATTATTCAGTCACTATCATCAATGACTTACGCAAAAGAGCCTGCGGGTTGGCCTACGGGTTGATAAACTTTTCCTAGCGGCGGGTGAACAAAAATCTGTCATGCGTGTCAATACTAGCACAGAAAAGAACCATGCCAAAACAGAAAACAGAGGACTACCCCATGCACATCGTCAGCCGCTGGGGAAAAGTCCACATCTACAAAAATGTGAACCGCGACAAGTGGACCGTCTACGTCGTCGCGTGGTCGGTTGGGAAGCGGCGTCAAAGGATGAGCTTTTCGGACGAGTCGGCAGCGCATGATCATGCCGCGCTGATTCAGGAGCAGTTCGCCAAAGGGGAACCGCTAGCCGCAAAGGTTACATCCCAAAAGGCGCTTTACTACGAAGCCTGCGAGCAAAAGTTGAACGGAGTGTCACTGATGGACGCCGTGGACTACTACCTCCTTCATCACGGAGGGGCGCGGAAAGTCGTCAGCAGCGCATCGCTGGAAAAAATCGTCGAGGGCTACCTCAAAAATTTGGAAACTTCAGGAAACCGGCTTCGCGACATTCAAACCGTGAAGTCACACCTGACACGGTTCAGCAACGAAGTTCGGCTGCCGCTCGAAGCGATCCGCGCCACAGACATCGACCGCTACCTGCAAGGCCCGAAAGACTGGTCGAACCGCACCCGCAACAACCACAAAATTTCGATAACGCGCCTGTTCAACTGGGCGATCCAAAAAGACTATCTCCCGAGCAACATGGCGAACCCCGCCGAAAAGGCCACCACCTACAAAGTGGAGTCGTCGGGCTCGCCGGGCATTTTCACGCCCAAGCAACTCCAAACCCTTTTCGACAATGTCGAGACGGGCTGGATGCCTTACCTTGCGGTTTGCGCCTTTGTGGGGACGCGGGCTTCCGAGGCGACCTCTATCGAATGGCAGGACATCAATTTCCAGGAGAAGGTCATCGTGCTCGACGCGCGCCACACCAAAACGAAACGCCGCCGCGTGGCACATATGCCGGACAACCTCGTCGAATGGCTCAACAGCTACAAAGGCGAAAAGAAAGGTCCGATCTGCCCCGCAAAAACTTCGAACAAAATGACCGCCAGGTTGTCAGAGAAATCCGGCGTGCCGTGGGTCCACAACGGACTTCGGCACTCCTACATCACTTACCAAATGGCAATCCTGCGCGACGCGGCGAAAGTGGCGGAACAATGCGGCAACTCGCCGCAGCAAGTTCAGGAAAACTACAAGGCGAACGCCTTGGAGAGCGAAGCCAAAAAGTGGTTCGAAATCCGACCGAAAAAATAGAAGGAGGCTGAAAATTTTTACAAAATTTCGCTTGATCGCGAAACGCCTCGGGTTTAATATCCGAGGTGCATTACAGAAAACATCAACCAAACCAGAAATAACATATGGCTAACCAACTATCAGACGACAAACGCCGGACAGTGTTCATCTCCGATCTCATCGACTACGATGATTTGGAGGGATACGCCCATAAAATGGGCTTCACGGTATCCGTGTTGCTGCGCGAAGCGGTTTACCGCTTGGCTGAAGAAATCCGTCAGAACAAAAAAATCGTTCTACTGCGTCAACCGCACGACAACGAAGGCCACGCCACCGGAAAACCCCACAGCAAAACTCCGCGACCTCCCAAGAAAAAAGGATAGCCTTCAACAAAGCCGGGGCCTAAAAATCCCGCGTCTCACAGGTGTATTATTTAAACAACAATTTACCAACAACAATGACACATCAATAACCTAGAACCATGACAATCGAAGCCTCATCCACCATCGAAATCGAACTCACCGACGAGCAGGCGGCCTCCGTCGAGGAAGCCGCACGGATCGCCGGAATCACACAGGAGGAGCTGTTCCAAATCGCCCTTGAAAGGCTAGTGGAAACCGCCCGCGCGGACCGCGTATGAGCGTTCTCCCCAAACTGGTAGTCGAATGCTCAGGATCTTTCCGGGTGCAAGTGCTTCCGGGAGGCCGAGTCGAAATCAGCATGGAGGATGTCAACGGGGACCTCACCCCCGATGACACCCTCTACGACAAGCGAGGAGTCGCGAACCGGCTAGGAACGACGATGCGCTCGATCGACAACTTTATGAAGCAGCGGAAAAACCCGCTCCCATACATCAAACACGCCGGACGGCCTAGGTTCCGAGAAAGCGATGTGAAGTGGTGGCTCGACCAGGGATGCTCCGTCGCGGCGCGACGTGTTGCTTCTCGTCTATCGGGTGTAATATCCAAGTGACATGACAACATTGATCGGAATCGACCCAGGATCCAACGGAGGATTCATGGCCCGCTTCGACAACGGCACCATGCTCACCGGCTCGCTGCCGGACACGGAAGGCGATCTGCTCCTGCTATTGGAGATGGTGGCGCAGGCAAACGCGGACGAGCGGATCTGCTACTTGGAAAACCTCGTGAAATTCACGGGCAGCCCCATGCCTTCCTCTGCCATGGCAAGCTACGCGTCGAACTGGGGCGTCCTGAAAGGAATGCTCATGGCGCTCAAATTCCAACTGGTGCTGGTGTCCCCGCAGACATGGCAGAAGGCCCTCGGGCTCGGCACCAGCAAGGGAACTTCCAAAACCGAATGGAAGAACAAGCTCAAATCCGAGGCCCAGCGCCTCTATCCGAACCAAAAAATCACCCTGGCCAACGCCGACGCGGCACTGATTTTCCGCCACGCTGATCTCCAGGAACGCAAAAAATGAAAACACCAAAACCCAAAGCCCGCCGGGCAAGAAAACCAAAAGCTCAATCCATCCCATCATTCCAAGTCCAGTGGGTCCGGCTATCGCTGGCCACGCGGCTGAAAGTATGGATCAGTTCAATAGTCGATTCCATCAGGTATTTCCCGGAAAAATACAGTCCGGACATCGTGCCCACAAAACCCAACAGCGCCACATCTTGGATGGCTTACTCGAACACCACTTGGACCAAGTCCCCAGAATGAGCGAACCCAACCGCACGCGTGCCGAAGAGCAGCGACACATCAACACGCTCCGTGTCGAAGGGAAGATTGAGCAAGAAGAGTGGCGCAAACGCACCGACGAACTCAGCGACTGCGCTCGCTGGGTAGCTTCGGGAAGAGTTCAAAGCAAAAACCCAAAAACGCCATGAGCCTCCGTTACGAACAATACCACTCGTTAAAAAAGACCCAGCAGTTCCTCCGCGAACTGCTCGACAAAACCACACGACCGAAAACCGTGAGAGACCTAAAGAAGCGGGCGCTCTCATGCCTACGGCACTACCCGTTTTTACACGAGAACGGAGAGCCGATGTTCTCGCGGGACGATTTCACAACCGACAAATCGAGCTTCTGCCACACGATTTTCGATCCAAACGAACTCGTTCACGCCGCGTTTCGATATTTCCTCGGACGCCGCACCATCTCGGCCAACGCGTTCGCCAGGGACCTCGCAAGAGCGGTGCCGGTGCTCTCGAAGCCGACAAGAGAGATGATCGCTCAGGAGCTTCGAAAGGCATTCGAGAAAGACGCGCTTGGGCACAAGTGCGACGTCGAAGCGTGGACCGAGACTTTGTCCGCGCTGGAGCAAAGCTGTCAGGAATGACATGCCCAAATTGCGGAAAGTTTAACCGCTCAAATGTTGTAGACTCCCGAATGAAACGGGACACGTTTGGTGAGAGATTCCGTAGGCGAAGGGTGTGCCTCAGTTGCCAGCAAAGATTCACCACCTACGAATTCGTGGAGCCGCATCCCAAAAAGAAATATTTCAAGTCAACCCCCTACGCGTTGCGGAAGCCCAGAAAAGCGACCACGAAGCGCAAGCAACCGTCGACCAAAACCGACTGGCTCCAGAAAATACTGAGACGCCTGGACGAAACCGAAACGCACGAAAAAGTTCTTCGGCAAAAAATATGAAAACCCCCTACCCCGTCCAGCAGGCCCACATCGACGCGCTCCACGCCGCGCTCGTCAAACACCGCGCCGCGCTGGATACTTCGTCTACCGGCACGGGAAAGACCCTCTGCGCGATTCTCACTGCGCGCAAACTGGGTCTCCCCGTGTTGGTCGTCTGCCCGAAGGCGGTCATTCCCGCGTGGCGTCGGGAACTCGATGAGCAGGGCGTGCGGGCGGTTCAAGTGTTGAACTATGAAAAGCTGCGCACGGGAAAAACCGGACTCGGCTCATGGAACGGCAAGAAGTGGGTGTGGGCGTTGGAGGGTGATCACCTGATTGTATGGGACGAGGTCCACCGCTGCAAAAGCCCCACGGCGCAGAACACCAAAATGCTCATTTCTGCGAAACCCCACTACAACCTCATGCTCTCGGCCACGGTCGCGGATGACCCCACAGAGCTGCGCGGGGTGGGCTTCGTGCTGGGCCTCTTCGAACTTCAAAAGTTCTGGAACTGGTGCCGCGCCCACGGATGCACGGTCAACCCTTGGGGAGCGATGGAGTTCAACCACAAAAAGTCCAAGGCCCTCGAAAAAATACATCAACAAATCATGCCGGAGCGCGGCAGCCGCATGTCGATCCAGGACATGGCGGGCCACTTCGCGGAAAACTTCATCATCGACGACCCGCTGGACTTCTCGGACGACGGACGAATCCAAAAGCTCTACCAAGAGATGGAGCAGGAACTCGACGCGCTGAAAGCCGAGATGGCCGACGACAGCACGAATCCGGCCGCCAAGGCGCTCGTGGCTCAGCTTCGCGCCAGGCAGGCGGTGGAACTCTGCAAGGTTCCGCTGATGGTCGAGATGATCGGCGAAATCCACGACGAGGGCCGCAGCGCCGCCGTGTTCGTGAACTTCGACGCGACGATCGAGGCGCTCATGGCTCGGCTGCAGCAAACGGAAAAGACAGTTTCCATAATACGGGGCGGGCAGGCCGAAACAGAAAGGGAACTTTCCATTTCAAGATTCCAATCCGGCACCACAAGAACGATCATTTGCAACATGGAAGCCGGTGGCGTGGGCGTGTCGTTGCACGACACCACCGGCGAAAGACCGCGCACAGCGCTCATCAGTCCGAACTTCAACGCCAAGTCGCTCGTGCAGGTTCTGGGCCGCGTCCACAGGGCCGGAGGCAAGAGCCCCGCAATCCAGCGAATTCTCGTTGCCGAGGGCACGATCGAGGAAAAAGTGGCGAAGGCGGTGAAGGAAAAAATCAAGTCGCAAGAAATTTTGAACGGATCGCAAGTCGGGTTGTCGAACTCGGCAACTGGGGTATATTACCCAGTTGACAACAGAGTGACAGAAACATCGCCGATGCCCACAGAGACTACTTCAAACACGATCGACCACTCCTCCCGCGACCACGCCGAACACAGCCCCTCCTCGCTGAAAATGTTCGAGATTTGCCCCGGCTACAAACCCAGTGGCGGCACCAATTGGGCCGCAGATCGCGGCACTCGAATTCACGAAGCCCTCGAAGCCGAAGACATCTCCCGCCTCGTCGATCCGGACGAGCAAGCGATTGCCCAAAAATGCTACGATTATGTCCAATCGTTGATCGAATCGAAGGGCGGCAGGGTGTTGGAAACCCACAAGGAAATCCGCGTGGACATCGACCTCGGCGGAGGGGAAGCCACTTTCGGGACCTGCGACCTCGGCCTCATGTTTTCGGAAACCGAGATGGTCCTTCTCGACTACAAGACAGGCTACGGCGCGGTCGAGGACGCCGAGATCAACACACAGGCGTGGGCCTACTCGATCGGGGCTTTTCAACGGTTCAACAAAATCGAGAAAATCGACTTCTATTTTCTGATGCCAGTTCGCGATGAGGTGTCCTACGCGACATTTACGCGAAGCCAGCTACCGGAGATGAAGCTGCGCCTGCAGACGATCATCAAGCGGGCGAAGGACGGCAAAATCTTCAACCCCCAGCCAGGCGTCTGCGACTACTGCGGCAATCAGGCGAGCTGCCCCGCGCTGGCGAAAAAGGCCCTTCTTATCGCCATCAAGTATCCGGAAACAGGGTTTCCCATACCGCAGGATATTACCGGTGCCGAAGCCTCGGCCGAAGACCTTGCCGCCCTTCTCAAGCTCGCTCCGATCATGGAAAGCTGGGCCGAAGGCATCAAGAAGCTCGCCCTCTCAAAAGCCCTTGAAGAGGGCTGGGAGCTGCCGGGCTACCGGCTGCAGGAGCGCAAGACTCCGCGCTCGATCACCTCCGCTCTCCAAGCCTACGAGGCGGTCAAGGACACCGTTTCAATCAACGATTTTCTCGCGGCCTGCACCAAAGTCAGCGTGCCGGACCTCGAAGACTACTTTGCCGAATCCGTCCCGAGAGGGAAGAAGGGCCAGGCAAAACAACAACTCGTCGACCGTCTCACGGACGCCGGGTGTCTCAAACAAGAGGGCACAATCCATGTCCTCAAGGCTGAGAAAAACTAAAACCAAAACCACCAATACCACCAAAAAATGGCATCCATATCATTCGCGGCGAAGCCGCCCGTATCCACACCCTCCACCGACGCTTCCGTCGCGCCCGAGGTAGCATATCCCAGTAACATCGACAAACCCGAGGTCTCCTTGGCGGTCACGCCAGCGCCAGCAAGCACGCTCGCCGTGGCCGCGCCGGTCGTGGCGGCGGGAGTCGTAGGCGAAGTCTCGATGAGCGACATCAAGCTGCCACGCCTAAACCTCGTGCAGAAGGTCGGCGCGCTCGCCGACACCTTCCAACCGGGCAGCATCGTGTTCGAGAAGACCTATGTGCTCTCCAACGGGAAGCCCGAGCAATCCCTCGACCTCACGCCGCTCCAGTTCCGCAAGCAATACCAACGCAAGACGGCATGGGGAGAGGGCGATTCCAGCGAGCAGCCGGAGGTCTACGACACGATGGAGGAAGTCCGTCGCGCCGGAGGGTCGCTCCAATACGGCGACGAGAACTACTTCCAGGAGATCGCGCACATCGCCTTCGCGGTGCGTCTGCCGGAGAACCTCGAAGCCGGAGACGAGATTTTCGATCTCTTCCCCTACAAGTTCGCCGACTCGCTCTACGCGGTCGCCATGTGGACCGTCGCCAGCTCCAGCTACACCGCGCTCGGCAAGCGAATCCTCACCGACAGCGCCATGACCCTGCGAAACGGCCTCCACACCGGCCACTACATGGTCTGCAGCGAAATCCGCAAGAACGCCAAAAACTCCTGGTATGTGCCCCGCGCAGCTTTCGCGGGACGCCACACACCCGAAGCCGCCGAGTTCTTCTCGTCCATCATCAATCCCTGAACCCAACGCGGGGCGGACGACCCATCCCCGTCCGTCCCGCAACCCCTTTTTATCTATGCCCGAACTTTTTTCAGTCCCCAGAACACAACCCCGACACCTCGGCGCGCTTCGCAAAGTCGCCGACCAAGCCTGCCGCCGATACGCCAATGCGATCCGCAAAAACCCGGACTTCGTTTGGAGACGCGCCATGGACTCCGACTTCGGGGAAATCCACCACCACGAAGAGGGCCGCGAATTCGCGGAATCCTTCTGGCGGCTGCGCGCAGCCGAACGCATGACAATCCTCCACTACTCGCTCGCCCAATGATCATCGGGGTCACAGGGCGAAAGGGTGCTGGAAAGAATCTGGCCTGCGAAGGTCTGAATGGGTGGGCTGTGATGTCCTTCGCGTGGCCGCTCAAGCAGGTCTGCGGGGTGGTCTTCGAACTCACCGACGAGGAGATGAACGACCCCGCGCTCAAGGAAAAACCGATCGACCGCTGGCCGTTCGAAAGCCCCCGCAAGCTGCTCCAGAAAGTCGGCACCGACATGTTCCGCCAGCATTATCCGGAGGTCTGGGTCCAGAGCCTCAAGTCGAGGATCGCCCAATGCCACGGCAAGAACATCGCGATCACCGATGTCCGCTTCGAGAACGAGGCTAAAGCCCTTCGCGAGATCGGCGCGCACATCGTCAAAGTCATCCGACCCTCCTACGGAGACCCAAACGACGCCCATCCGTCCGAAGTCGAAATGGACGGCATCGAACCCGACGCGAGCATCGTCAACGACGGATCGAAAGAACTCCTTCAAACCCGGATGCGGCTCGCCGTGCTTGAGCTGCAGGAGGGGAAATGAATTTCCGGGGCGGAGAGATAGAGCGCAGGGAGAGCCTGCGACAAGGGAATAGCCCCGTCGTAGTAGTCGCGGCGGGCGGCAGCCCCTCTGTTGAACACTCCGCCCCGGCCTCCCCCGTCAGCAAGGAACACGCACAGGAAATGGACCGCGCCTGCCACCGCTGGCTCATGCGCCACGACCCGGAATACAGACGCGAAAGGCGGAAAGCCGCGCTGGTGCGGCACGCACTTAAAAAACTCATCCAAACATGCCGGACACTATCTACGCTCTCGATACTGAAAACTATTACGACGCCCAAATAAGCGTCGTCGAAATGGGGGCGTGGAAATACGCGAGGGCTTCGGAAAACTACATGCTCACGATCGCGGGATCGGACGGCACGCGCTATGCCGGGAACCCACGCGATTTCGACTGGGGCCTCCTGCGCGGCAAAACAATCATCATGGCGAACGCCGCCTACGACCTCACAGTGCTCGCAGCCGAAGGGGAGAAGGGCAACATCCCCGCCGACCTCGGATTCAAGGAGGTCTTCGATGTCCTCGACATGTCCCGCTACATGGGCCGCCCAGGCTCTCTCGCGGGCGCTTCGCAAAGCCTGCTGGGTGTCGAGGTGGACAAGCGCACCCGCGCCAACATGAAGGGCAAGCAGTGGTCCGCCATGTCCGAGGAATTCAAAAAAGAGGTCACCGACTACGCGATCAAGGACGCCGAGATGACCCTTCGCCTGTGGCAGGAACACGGCGACAAATGGCCGTGGCACGAACGCGAACTCTCCCGCCAAACCCGCGAGATCGGAATGCGCGGCGTGCCCGTGGACCTCGAAAAAGCCCACGAATACAAACGCCACCTCGAAGGGCTCATCTGGGAAGCCGAGCAGAAAATCCCGTGGGCGAAAGAGGACGACGCGAAAATCCTCTCTCCCAAAGCCCTCGCCGAGGAATGCCGTAAGGTAAACATCGAGCCACCTAAATCCCTCGCAGTGGATAGCGAAGATTGCATTAAGTGGGAGGACAAATACGGCGAAAGTTATCCTTGGGTCGGGGCGATGAGGGACTGGAGAAGATGCAACATGTTGTTGAAAAAAGTATGCACTTTTATCAACCGCACGAAGCCCGACGGCTGGATGCCATTTTCTCTAAAATATTTTGGCGCGGGCTCCACGGGCCGCTGGAGCGGAGATGCCGGACTCAATCTTCAAAACCTGAACCGCAAGGAACTCTATGGAGTGGACCTTCGCGGCCTGATCCGCGCGCCGCAGGGTTACAGGATCGTGGCGGTCGATCTTTCGCAAATCGAGCCCCGCTGCCTCGCCTTCTTGTGTGGCGACGAGGTGCTTCTCGACTTCATCGGAAAATCCGACGACCTCTACGACGCTCAGGCCAGAGCTTGGGGGCTGCACGACGGCGAAGAGTCGCTCCGGAAGGACCCCGCAAAGCGCCTCATGGTTAAACAGCTCAACCTCGGCCTCGGCTATGGAATGTCGGCGACGAAATTCTCGACGGTCTCGGGAACCGCTGCCAGCGAGGCCGAGCGGCTCACAAACCTTTTCCGAAGCAAAAACACGAAGCTCACCGCGCTCTGGAAGCAACTGGAGAAGGCGATGAAATCCCACGCCATGCGCGGAGCCGACTTTTCCATGGAACTCCCGAGCGGCCGCGAGATCACCTACTGGTCGGTCAGCAACGCGGGCGGCGGACTCACCGCCGTCACTTGCCGCAACGGAAAAATGATGCGCGCCAAGTATTGGTATGGGCTCCTCGTCGAGAACCTCACCCAGGCCACGGCCCGCGAAGTCTTCGCAGAAAAGCTCCTCAACATCGAGGCCGAGGGCTTCCAGATTTTGTTTTCCGTCCACGATGAGGTAGTGTGTCTCGCCCGCGAGGAAGAGGCTGAACAGACACGCCGCCGGATTGTCGAAATCATGTCCGAGACACCGGACTGGATGCCCGGCCTCCCCCTCTCGGCGGAAGGCGGCATCGAGGAGAAATACGGAAAATGACAATCGGAGAATACGCGTCGAAGTGGGCTGTGGTGGAGCACAACGCTCTCAAGAATCTGGGATCGAACTCCAGAATGCCGTCCACCCACGAAGAGGCGGTGCTGATCCGGGTCGAGCGACGAACCATATTTTTCGAATGGGCCAAGGACGACCCCGAAAGCCCCATCGCCGAAGCCTTGAAAAACGGAACAGACGAAGACTCGGTCGAAGACGAATTCAACTCCGCCTACGGCGACATGCTCCAGATCCTCTGGAAGCTCGACCGGTAACCCTCTCCCCCTTTTTGAACGGGGTGTATTATCACAGAAACATGCCAAAACAGACTGCCTACCACGCCATCAAGAACCTCCGGAGCAACGACGCCTTTGAACTGGGCGGCAAACCTTGGGAGGCGGACATCCCCGCCCGACCAGGACTCGCCGCCGGAGCCGACAAGGAGAAATACCGCGAATGGTGCGCGAAGCCGACCACCGACTGGGTGTTCTACACATTCGCCGAGGGTCTCACCCCGAGCCTGCGCGTCTCCGAAACCAACCCGGTGAAATACCAACACGGCATCATTGCCGACTACGACTCGGTCGTCGGGCTGGAAGAGGCCAAGAAACTCGTCGAAGACAACAGCCCCATGGGTCTCGCCCCCACGGCGATCTCCCGCACCTTCAGCGGCGGCATCCGGCTCGTGTGGGAGTTCGAGGAGCCCCTCATGCTCGACAACAAGGCGCTCTACGAAGCCTTCATGGGTTACGCGGCGAAGGAACTCCGGCTCAAGAAACTCCTCCCCCACTTCGATGAGACCTCTCTCAAGAGCAACCAGGTCTTCGAGATCGGCAACGAATGGAGCGCGTTCCCAGGCTCCACCCCAATTTCCTGTAATGCGGTCCATCACTGGCTCGCCGAATCCGCGCTCAAGGCCAAGAAGGTATCAATTGATACCACCGCGATCCCCTACGAGCGCATCGCCGCCGAGATCGAAAAACAATTCCCCGGCAAGCTGCAGGGCAATATCCAGGAGGGGCTGCGCGTCCCGCTCTTCTGGATCGACGACGGTATCGACCGCATCGGCGCGGTGCTGGGCGAACACGGTGTCGTCTGTTTCTCCGACCGCGCGGGCAAATCCTTCGTCCCGTGGGTCGAGATTCTCGGCAAGAAATTCGTCTCCGACTACGAGGCCGAGCGCACCGGAGCCGCCGCTGCCGACTTCTGGTATGACGGCAAGGCATACTGGGTGAGGGACAACGACCTCTGGTGCCGCCTCGTCAGCGAGGAGATGGGTCGCCGCCTCAAGGTCCTCTACCGGCTCTCCAGCAAAAACGGAACCAAGGACACCGCCAGCGAGGTGGACAAGGCCATGGTCGCGATCCAGCAGACCAAACGGGTTCAGAATGTCGCCCCGTTCATCTACAACCCGGTCGAGATCGTCGAATTCAACGGGATGAAGTATCTCAACATCGGCCACCGCCGGATGATGGAGCCAGCCGCCGAGGACGGCGACTTCCCGTGGCTCAAGAAATTTCTAATCAGCCCCGGCATCTGGGACGACGCCGTGGACGACAACGGCGTCGGGCAATCCACCTACTTCCTTGCTTGGTTAAAAAGATTCTGGGAATCGGGCAGAGCGGGACGGCTCCTCTCGGGGCAGATGGTCTTCATCGCGGGCGAAGCCGGGCAGGGCAAGACCTTCCTCTCCTCCTTCATCATGGGCCAGATCGCCGGGGGCCACAGCGACGCGAGCGGATACCTGCTCGGCGGCGGAGACTTCAACAAGGAACTCGTCGAGGTCGGCGTGTGGAGCGTGGACGACGGCATGGCGACCATCGACGGCACCAGCCGGAAAACCTTTTCGGCCAATGTCAAAAAAGTCGTCGCCCAAACCGACATCCAGTATCACCCAAAATTCCAGGACGCCACCAAGCTCCCGTGGCAGGGCCGGGTAGTCGTGACCTGCAACACGGACGAGGAATCCCTATCCATTGTCCCCACGACCGACAATTCGATCACCGACAAACTCATGCTCTTCAAGCTGGGATCATGGTATCCCGAGTTCCCGCCCAACCACATCATCGAGGCGAAGGTCAAAGCCGAGCTTCCTTTCTTCCTTCGCTGGCTGTCGAACTGGACTCCCCCAAAGTCCATCATGGCAGCGCCGGGGAAAAGTAGGTATGGGGTGAAGTCCTTCCACCATCCCGAACTTCTCGCCCACAGCCAGAGCCTCGCCGCCGCCACCCACTTGCGGGAGGACCTGGACTCCCTGCGACACATGAAGGATAGCCCCATGTTCCTCGACAAGGCGACCCAGTGGGAAGGCACCTCGGGCGATCTGCTCCGACTCGGGCGCGATTTCTTCGCCACCAGGGCGAGTGCCGTCCAACTCGGCGTCTGGCTCGCCCAGATCCACAAGAGCAATGTCGCCCCGTGGCTGGGTCGCAGGGACAGCCGGTCAAAGAAGACCATTTGGGCGATCTCCAAGCCGTAAAACGGCGGGATAAACAGAAAATCGGTTCATTCCGGTCGGTTTTCGGGTCGTCGGCGAGGTTTTTTCTCGGGATGACGCCGAAAACCGTTTCATATCGTAGGACAGCAGGCGAAGAGTCCAGCAAATTGTAACAGGTCGGGTAGCCGTTACAAAAAACAGGGCGTCTTTGTAACAGAGCTGCACCCTACACCCGGCGAGGGTAGGGTTCGGATCACCTGTAGCGTTTTTCACAAGAAAGGCAATTTCACCGGCGGGTGAAAACGGGGTTTTCAGTGAAACTCACCCTGCAACCCTGCAGCCCAGACACCCGATCGGGTTGTTGCAGGGCGACAGGGGTGAGGGAACGCCCGATCGGGGCGGATTTCCGGAAAAAAGCGCATTAAAAGTCAATAAGTGCACGCATAAGAACAGCCGGATTCTTGAAAAACAACCCCCACCAGACCACCACCACAACCTACCCCCACCACGCAAGCGGCTGAAGGCGAGCAGCTAAAAAGAAATGGTGGTGGTGGTGGTGGTTTTTCGGCAAATTCCTCCGCCCAGCGCGTGTTTTGGCGAAACGGGCGGGAGAGGCCGCCGGACATATCTCTATTTCTCTATTTACCCCCTAATTTTACTAAAAACTACCACCACTACCACCACTTCTAATATAGATATACAAAAAATCAATGACTTAACTCTGGTGGTGGTTGTCGAAAACAACCACCACCAACTACCACCACTACCACCACCGGCCGGATCGCCGCCCTGCGACCCTGACTCCCTGTTCGTATGCAGATCGCCGTGCTCTCCGCGTCACTCCGCATACGGTTAGGGCTGCCGGAAACTGTCGGATTTCGACAGTTGAGAGCAGACTTGCCAATTCCGTCGAATTCGATGGGTTTGGATTTTGACTTATAAGTCAAGTGTGAGTTGATCTATTCGACAATTCCTAATCGTTGGAGGGTTGGGGTTGTCGGGCTGTAGGGTTTGGGTGTTGCTGGGCTGCAGGGCGACAGGGTTGCCGGACCCCGACTTTTTCGGAAAAAATTTTTTCTGCCTATCAATATATAGTGTGCGCGCGTGCGACGCCCACCCCCACCCCCACCCGCGTGGTGCGCCCGCGCGATAGCTACTCGCGCGCGTCAAGACTATCGGGGAGAGGGATTTGGGGAAGGGTGGCGGGGGTTTTTGTCGATCGCCAGTCCCCTCCCGCAAGGCAAGGCACTGGACGGCCCCCGCAAGGGGTGCGCCGATCGGCTCGGGCTCGCAAGGGCCGACAAGCAAAAGCGGGGGCTCGCCCCCGCCGCTTCAATCTCATGCGTCCGCATGAGTGCCCGCCGCCTAGCAAGCGGTTTCTAGCCTAGGATTAAAGGGCCGCCCCTCGCCGGGGCAGCGCGGACAAGCGTATGACACAAGCGGCGGAAAGGAACCCGCGAATAGACGGCACCCTGTGATGGGATATGAAATGCCGGAAAATAGTTCAACTTTGCCACGACCGCGAAAGCGCGAGCGAAGGATTGCCATAGCGATTTACACCGCCGCGACTGGAAACATCAAGTGATCGTCTCGCCACTCCCGCGCGAGAACTGTGTGGAGCGAATCCACACGCTAGTTTCAACTTCAACCGCTATCTAATCCGCGCTATGCGGTAAACTTGTGCGGCCGTTTATTCTTCGCTTTATGCGATCAAAAGATATTCCGCCGCCGATAGACTACGCAATCCCTCTAAAGGGGATTGCTGTAGTCTGTTTCCCTCTCCTATGAGCGGGCAACAGACAAACAGCAATCCAAAATAGAAAGAAATTGTATATGACACCGTTAGTCCAAGCCAATCGTTCCGTGGATAAAATCACTCATGCCATCGTTGCCCACCCCTTGCGCCAAGCGAGCGGGGGAGCTTTGCCCTTTAAGAAGTGGGCTGAGTTGAATGGTATAAATGTTGCCGATAAAGACACGCGCAAAGCGCAAATGAAGATCTACAACGAAGCTAAGATTGAGTTTTACCAGCTCAATCGGAAAGTGTTGTCCATGGCCGCAAGTGATCCTTGCTTCAATATCACAAAATTCCGCATTACGGACAATGATGGTTTTGACGCGTCCGGACGCATTCCGACGAAAGCGCAAGCGAAAGCGTCTAAATCTAGCGAACTTGCCCGCGTGATGGATGAGAATGCCCGGCTTCAGCGCGAGTTGGATGAACTCCGCAAGCTGGTCGTCCCCGCTCCCGCCGCCTGATCCGGAAACCTAAACGGGAACGCCTCTCTCCCTTCGGGGAGGGGGGCTCCCTTTGCTATATATGAAGCCCCTCTCTTATTCTTCTTCCGGCCCCCTTGCATCCAACATAGAAGCTGTGTCGCAGTGTTGTCTATACCGAAGAACTCGGCGCGCATCCTCTCGCAAGTCCAACCTCCCCACCCCTGAATCTACTGCCCTGCGACTCGAAATCGCTTTACTGAAAGCGGACATCTCTCGCCCGGATTGGATTCGCAATCGGATTGCAACGATTGAGTCCAAGCTAGGATTACGGGTCTCTAACCCGTAGGATTCCCCTCGTTAGAGTCGGAAAGTAATGACACATTCTCGACAATCTCGCCCTCAAAATCGGCCCGCATAGGCCCATCTTCGAGGCTTCCGATACCTATTATGGTATTAACCTGTGTTTCGAGGTTGTCCAACCCCGCCGCACGGCGAGCCATCTTGTCGGCGACATCGGCATCCTTCCAATTTTTCGGCGGAGCCAGGGTTGCCTGCTCCATGAGCTTCGAAGTCTTCTCGAATATCATACGCCTGTAACTCTCGCCACGCTCCGCCCAAGATTTTGCCAGCTCCTTTCCAGCCTCCAAAACCGGGCTTTGCTGGCGCTTTGCATTGTGGCCCTCCGGCCTCAACTCCATCCATCTCTCCCTCGCAGAGCGGGCTGCTAATGTCCCGAACTTAATTTGATATTTGTTTGCAAGCGACTCCAGAGATTCACCATGTGCGAACTCTATTCGTATTGCATCCCAGTTGACCTTCAGCGGTGCAGGCATAAGTAAGGACACCAATATGTCATTACCCTGCAGCCCTGCAACCCTTTTCCTTTGCATAGTCTTCCCCTCTCCCCCGAACGCCAACCTAAACCAAAACAGAAAGAACAAAACACCATGTCCCTCGTCATCGACAAACCCCGCACTAGCGTTAAACCCCGCACCAACCCCAACGCCAAGCCCAACCCGAAGCGCGGCCTCCGCAATCTGAAAGAGAAGTTCCCCTTCGCCGTGGAGTGGGTCAGCTACGCCGACCTGCAATCCCAAGCCCTCGCCGAGGAGTGGAGGCCCCGGCAGGATCACGCCGTCGCCGCATCCTTCGACGGAAACACACTCGCCATGTATTTTAATTGAACGCCACAGAAAACTTATTGTCTGTTGGGTATAATATCCAATAGACATATTGGTGACAACAGAAACACAGCCATGAAACAACTTGTCTTGGAAGCCCTGTGCTTCCTCTCAATCGCCGTCTTCGGCTACCTCGCCCTCGTCGTGCTCTTCGCCTGCTTCTAAAGCATATGACTACACCCGAAACCATCGACCTCACTCCCTCGTGGGAGTTCGCGGTCCGCATCTACATCACCGTCCTCGAAAACCCCGAGGCTTCGGCGGAAGCCCGGCGATCCGCCACCGACGAACTCCTTCGCCTTGCGAGGATGGTCGACAACCTCAACACCAAGAAAGCAACAACATGACCAAACCACACGGAACAATCGAAATCCAGCCCTTCGAAGTAATAGTGCCGGACGCTTCGGGCAACCACATCGAACGCAGAATCACAATTAAAATCCCAATGGAGTGGGATGCGGAGATTGAGGAGTGGCTGATGACCGAGCCGGGGATGGCGCTTTTCTACAACACCAAACTCCTCGCCCGCCTTCGCCGCATCAACGGGCAAGTCACGATCAAGGAGGGCATCGCCACCCTTGAGGACGGCTCAACCCTCACCCTGTAAACAAATGAACAACCAATACCTTGTCATCGGAACCAATGATTCCGACTGCGAAGCCCCCTTGGCTTTGCTCACCCGCAGGGTCTTCTCCACCTATGAGGAGGCCAAGCGCCACGCTGACGATCCTTCACTGGGTCATCGCAGTCCCCGAGTGGTCGAGTGCCACTTACCCATACCAGCAGACCTGTATCCCCAACAAAAAGAAACCCTATGACTACACAAACACAAACCCCCATCGACCAACTCTCGGATATGCTTTACGGCTACCCCGAGCATCGACTCCGCTACATGAACCGAGCCCTTGTCTGGACCGAGTCCGGACTTGCACGGGCCGCTTCGGTAGTCGGCTACATCGTCGGCATCCGAGACGGCGGCAACCCCGAGTTCGCCACCACGCTTGCCAACGACTTCCTCAAGAACTTGGAACGCCTTGTGCCCGACCACAAGATCACTGTGGAAGAGGACGGACGCTCAATCGAGGTGCCCGCCTCGATCTGCCACATCCATGACGACGGATCGTTCCACGGATTCAGCCTCGCCTGGTATTCCTACAACAGGGTGTTGCCCTATGGCGAGGAACCCGCCGAGCGTTGTGTCCGTTGGGATCTCGCCTTCCACCGATACGAATACCGCTACATCTACAACGGCGGCCTCATCTACCACGGCCCACGGGCCGGACAAACCTTCACTGTAACCCTTGAGCCCTGTCTCTGGGGTATTCACACATGAGCGTATTACGAAAAACTCACTACGATCTTAAAGCAAGCGACACCTGCTCCACCGCATTAGCACAGTCTAAAACCATTGCTCTTTCCACACTCTTAACCGCCGAGGTTTCCGACTCTTCTCGCAGGGTTTCGGGGCTGAAAATTGTCGGATCTAATTCGAACCATGTAGATATGGGGAGTGCGGAGATAAAACTCGACGAAAGCCGTTTGTCGAGTCTCGACGCCTTCAACTCCGACTGGCTCCGCGCTGTCGCAAGGATGTTCAACCACCTCGCCGACAACATGGACCGTCTCCCGACCCACGAACAGACCATCGCCACGATGGTCGCAAACAAACTCGAATAAACACAATGAAACAAGCACTACTAAACCTCCTCGATACAGCCCTGCGGCCCTTCGGTTTGCGGGCTGTCACACAGTCCCACCTCAACCAAGTCGGCTGGGAGAACGACCACAATCGACTCCTCGCGGACCTCTACCGCAGGGTCTGCCTTCAGCCAACGGAGATGCCCTCCAAGACAACCCTGCCGCCCAGACGCAAGCGACGGGGTCGCCGCCCGATGGTCGAGCGTTTGACCATGGCCCAGGTCAAGATGGTCCGCGACAAGCGCCTCTCCACCTATCGCCTCGCCAAGAAGCTCGGTGTCGCATGGCCCACCGCCAACAAACTCCGCGATGAACTCGCCTAGAAGAGACCCCGACTCCCTGCAGCCCCTCGTCTTTGAAGACGGCACCGTGCTGCAGGTTTACCCCTCACTCGAAGAAACCTTCATGCCGTTGCCCGGCAGCGGACAACCACCAACACCCCCGGACGAAGAACCTTCCACCCCTGCAGCCCTGTTGTCGTGCAACGGGTGTAATACCACAGAGACAACAAACTAACAGAAAAAACCTATTATGTCCAAGACAACCATCGCCAACAACAAGACCACCGTGAAGCCCTCCCAACTCGTGGAGGCTTTCCGCTACTGCGACGAGGCCAAGCTCGTCCCCTTCGTGCTCTCGCCTCCGGGCTTGGGCAAATCGTCCATGGCTCGACAGTTCTCGCTCAAGCGCAGCGGCAGCGACGACCTCTACCGTCCCGTGTATCTCGGCCAGCATTCGCCGACCGACATGTGCGGCTTCCCCTACATCGACCGCGAGTCCAACAGGATGCGCTTTAGCATTCCAGCCCTGTTGCCCAGCGACCCGAACTCCACGCTCAACCTCGACGAGTTCCCCAATGCGCCGAAGCAGAACCAGAACATCGCCTTGCAGATCGCCCTTGAGCGCCGTGTCGGCGAGTGGCGTGCTCCCGAGAACACCTTCATCATGCTCGCCGGTAACTCGCAAAGCGACCGCTGCCATGTCGAGAAGCTTAGCTCGGCCATGGCCAACCGCGTCATGTTCCTCCACTTGGTTCCCGACCTCGATGACTGGACCGAGTGGGCGCTGGGTGCCGGTGTCGATGTCCGTGTCATCGCCTTCCTTCGCTTCCGCCCCGGCTTGCTGCATTCGTTCGACCCCGCCAAGTGGGACGGCGAGCAGGGTTTCGCCTCGCCCCGTAGCTGGGAGGCCACGGCCCGACTCGTCGCCTCCAACCCGCCGAGTTCGCTGCGTGTCCCGATGCTGGAGGGTATCCTCGGTGCCGGTCCCGCCGCCGAGTTCGGCTCCTTCCTCGACACCTACGAGCAGTTGCCCTCGATCGACGGCATCCTCATGGACCCCACGGGTGCCGATGTCCCCACCGCCCCGTCGCCCCGCTATGCGGTGTGTGCGGCGCTGTCCCAGCGCACCACACCGGCCAACTTCGGCCGTGTCATCACCTACCTCAGCCGCCTGCCCAAGGAGTTCGAGGTCTTCGGTGTGCGCCTCACCCACAAGCTGACCAAGGGGCTCACCACCACCAAGGACTTCATCAAGTGGGCCAGCGACAACCGGGATGTGCTGCTGTGATCACGATCTCCAAGCAGATGGAGCCCAACCAAGAAGGAGGAGCTGCGAGGGTTCCTTTCCGGGGCGAACACAAGTGGTTCGGATACCCCGCTCGGTTCCGCCTCAAGGCGGACCGCGAGGTGTTCAAATTCACCAAGATGTATCTGTTCCGAGCCACCGATAGGTGGAACAACTGGCAGTTTAAAAAGTGGTTCCTCGCCGATGCGGTGACCGGAACAATCGTCATCAAGTCTGATTCCAAGCAAGCTATCGCCAAATTTCTGCGAAACACTCGTTCGGAGTGGGACTTGTATCGACTGGCTCTCGCCTGCCGCATCGCCCACAGCAACCGCATCGGCCCCGAAAAGTGGGGCTCCAAACCTATCGAATTCAGCGACGAGTTCAACGCCCTGCTCGTCGTCGCAAAAATGGAGGGCGTCGACCACAAAACCACACTGAGGACTATACATGCAAGTCGCAACACCACCACAGCCCCTCTCGCAGGCTGAAATCAGCGAGATCATCAAACGCTCCGAGAAGCAAGTCATCGAACTGGTAATGACCCACCCGTTCTTTGCCTCGCTCTTCCTCGGGCTCAATCGCGGCTACACCGAGGATGTCGAGACCATGGCAACCGACGGTGCCAGCCTGCTCATCAACCCGCAGTTCGCCAAGACCCTGTCGGACCCCGAGATACTCGGCACCTATGTCCACGAGGCGCTCCATGTCGCCCTCGGCCATCCGTGGCGAAAGGGCGACCGCGACCACCAGAAAGCCAACATCGCCATGGACTATGCGATCAACCAGATCATCGACGACTGTATCCAGTCCGGTGTCAAGGGGATCGCCCTGCCGCCCGGTGCCCTGCTCGACCCGCAGTATGCTGGTATGTCGTGGGAGGAAATCTACGCCAAGCTGCCCGATCCCCCGCCACCACCTCCAGGCGGACAGGGCGGCCAAGGCAGTCAGCCAGGCAACCAGCCCAAGCCCGGCAACAAGTGTGGCCCCGGCGAAGTCCTCGACGGCGTCACCCCCGTCGATCCGCAGACCGGACGCAAGAAGTCCAACGACGACATGATCGCCGAGGCCAAGCGCAGCCTCGCCCAAGCCGCCCAAGCTGCACGGATGCAGGGCAACCTGCCCGCCGCCGCCGAGCGTCTTGTCGATGAGATACTCGCCCCCAAGGTTCCATGGCGCACCGTGCTTCGCCGCTTCCTCACCGAGATCGTCCGCAACGATTACGACTGGATGAAGCCCGACCGCCGCTTCCTGCCTGACGACATCTACATCCCCGACATCGGCGACGAAGAGGCCGCTGGCGAGATTGTCGTCGCATTCGACACCTCCGGTTCCATCGACGGCCCGATGCTCGACGCCTTCATGGCCGAGGTCAACGCCATCCACAGCGACCTTCGCCCCATCAAGACGCACTGCGTCGCCTGCGACGCGGCGGTTCACAACACCGCCGAGTTCGGACCGGACGATACTATCATCTTCCGTCCGCAGGGCGGGGGCGGCACCAGCTTCGTGCCCGTGTTCGACTGGGTCGAGCAGCAACGCATCAACTGCAAGGCGCTCGTCTATCTCACCGACCTCTACGGCTCCCACCGCCAAACCCCTCCCGGCTACCCTGTGCTCTGGGCCACATGGTCCGACTGCACCGATGCCCCGTATGGCGAGGTCGTGCAGGTCAAGGAATAACCCACCAACCCATCCCGCAGGTCCGATCCCTGCGGGAATACCTTAAAAATTAAGATGACTATAGCACCAAAGAAAATCGCGTTCCAATTCCACGAACTCGATCGCGAGGCCAAACAGACCGCGATTGTCGAGTATGCCCAAACGCTCGACAGCAGTTGGTATGAGCCCGTCTACGAGGAGTGGTCCGAAAAGCTCAAAGAGAAAGGGTATTTCGACACCCAGATCAGCTTCAGCGGATTCCATTGCCCAGGCGATGGGGCCGCTTTCTCCGGACGGTTCCGGTTTTACGACAAGGAGGCCGAGAAGTGGCTGTCCCAAGAAGCTCGCGACAAACTGCTCGTCCAGCGTGTCACTTGGAAGATGGACGGCTACGACCCCGGCTCGTTCATTATCGGCGGGGGCATCGAGATTTCCAACACATCCCACTGCCGAATGAACATGTCTCTATCCGATTGGGACTTGTATTTCTACCATTCGACTCCGGAATCCGAGGAGTTCCTCGACGAGATGTGCGAGGAATTCAAGGAAGCCCCCATTCTCGAAGAGGCCCGCGACCTTGCCCAACAAATCTACAAGGCCCTCGAAGCGGAATACGAATACCTCACCAGCGAAGAACATGTCGCTGAAATGAGCAGCGCCAACGACTGGCTTTACAGCAAGAAAGGAAACCTCCTATGACCATCGAACCCGACCTCATGCGTTCCCTCGCAGCCCTGTCGCAGCCGCACCCTGTAAAATGTGAGTGCAAGCCCGACATGCGCGAGAAGCGCAGCCGCAAACTCAAGGGTGTCTGCCACCCTTCACACATCGCACGCGGATGGGACCGCCGTTCCTCCAGGTTCGGCAGCTACCGCGACTTCACCTCCGGCGCGTTCGTCCGCGCCCTGCAACTCAAAGACGACGAATTCGACGAGTTGGTTACAGCCCTCGCCGTCGCCAAGAAATTCAACAACTGACAAACCATGAGAAACAAACGACCCAAAACCCGCTACAAATCAAACAGCAGTCTGGCCGTCGCTTGGGCGGTCGGCACCCTCAGCCCCAACGCCGAACACTTCGAAGCCAACAGCATGGAGGCCACACACGATAAGATATTCTCGTGGGGACCACACTTCTGCATCGCCGAAAAGCGCGACGGGTTGATCCTCTTCACCGAAAAAACCCGCTCGAACTCTACCGCCAAGCACAAATCCCTCGTATCTTGCGCCTTGAATCGCTCATGCTGCAAGCAGCCCATCCATGTGAGTTCTTTGGACGGCGGCGAAGGGCCGAGAGAATGGGTCTCCAATAAGTTGGAGATGGCCAGCAGCATGTATCGACGGGCCACCAAAGCCCGCTCGCACAAGTCCTACTACACTATGCAGAGCGTCCACTTGTTCAACGGCGCGGTGGCGATCTGCAACCAGTTCGCCCAGCCGCTCCCCACCCCTGCAGCCCTGCCGCCCGGCTACTTGGATTTCCTTGTCGTCGAAGCCTTCAAGGCCAAGTGCGAGGGCGAAGAATTCCCCAAACTCCACTCCTGTTACACAACCACCCCGACCGCCGTTGCCGCGTGACGGGTGTAATATTCCGGCAACATCAACCCTAAACAAGAAAACTAAAATTATGGCTATCAAAGTATCATCCAAACTCATCGAAGACATCGAATCCCACATAAACGAAATGCGCGACACCGCGATCAAGGCGGAGTTCGGCTCCCCCAACAAAGCGATCCCCTTCTTCCCCTGCCACGAGGACGAGGAGGCGATGGACGCCCTGTTTTGGGGTGACCACCTTCATCTTAACCCCAGTTCCCCGATGTGTGGCGAAACACCGTGGAAAGCAGCAT